GCTTCTTATTATAAGGACATGCAGAAATTTCTCATGTCCAATCCTAAGAATCACCTAGTGCTCACACTAGGTATCCCCATGATCGGGTTACGACTGGCCACGCATCAAGCAGGTTCACTAACCTGTGTGCGTCGCCAGCATATACATGCCACTCACGCTCAAGGAAGGTTGACCACTCAGATTTCACAGAAGTTTGGGGCGCTATCCAAGCATCCCAAGCCTCAGGTTTGTTCCCAGCTAAGTTTCTCAACCCACGCTCACGCGTTGCAGCCATTGCACTGCCATCCAATCCCACAGTGTAGGACGGGTGGTCGCGCATGTAAGCCATCGCCAACCTGCGGGAACCAGCAAATAGGGTTCCGACAGCAAGTTCCTCGGCATGCAGGTCACGTCCTGCATTTCCGATGGCACCGTTTTGCATATTTTCCATCATGCCTGATGCGTCACTAATGGCCACGTCGACGTCGCGTGCGTCCATGCCGAGCCGTACCAACTCAGCAGCCTCACACCCACGCTGCACAGGCCGTGTTTTCTCGGTGTTAACCAATCGCAGCTTGCCAGCGCCAACATTTTCCATCGACATGCTAGGTCTCTCAGCGATACTAGTAAATTCAGCAGTGTAGTGCGGGTGGTATGCGGCGATATCTCGCGACACACGTGCAGCGAGCTTCGCGGCACTGCGTTTTGCAAGCGCAGGAGGCACATCCACAATTTGTTTTTCTTCGTCGAGCCGCCCCTGCCCGACCGCGCGCAGCCGTGGCCATGCAGCAAGCCGTTGTCCCAACCCACCACTTTCAATGGGCAGGAAAGCGACGCGCCAGTCACCACGGCGTCCTTGGCCCATCTGCTCGATGGAGGTAGCCCAGTATCCAAGCAGCGTACCAACGTCGGATAGCCGCATTTGTGTGCCACCGGGCGTGCGTCGGTGCATCTGGTTGATCGCATCTATGAGTCCGGCGACGGCCTGGCCACCAGTGTTAGCGGCACCGGATTGTGTGTCCTTGCCGACAAAGGAGCCCACAGCACGCATAGCAGACGCAGCCTCGCCGCCACTTTGCGTGTATAGTATCCGCAGGAACTCCATCCAGTTGCCACGCTCGCAAGCAAATTCCTGCTTGCTCGGTTGCCCTTGTTTTCCAATCGTATCGAGTCCAGCCTGTACGAGCGGCCCAGCTAGTATTTGGTCATAGACTTCAACGCTGTCGTCACCCGTGTGCAGGGCGGCCATGGCGACCCAACCCAACTTCTCCTCAACCAGACGCCGGGCCACACGCCCACATATCACGTTAAGCACGGTGTTGATCAGCATGGTGTGTCGCCAGCCAGACATTAGTCCATGTTCCCACTTGTACTTCACACCATCAGCGATGACGCCATAATCATCAAGGGCACTGGCCACCCACAAGGCAGAAAACGCGGCGCGTTCCATGCCTGCGGCAGCGTACCGACGTCGCATGCCAAAGTAGAAGGCCTGCATCTCAGTCTTCCGATGCACAATGTTAAAGTTGGCGTAGTCACGGCAGGCAACGTAACCATTCTTAGCAACGCGCACGGTAGCCTCCATCACACTGCGTTTTTGGTATTCAGCCACCTCAATGGGCGTGTTCTCAAGGCGTGACAAGTAGGTGCTCTCACCCTCAGAACTGAGCGTGGCTTGGTGATAGTACATGCCCGCAGAGCCTGCATTCAAATTGCGCTGTTTGGCAACCTCAGTTTTCCGGTGCGAGCGGCCCCAGCTCTGCGCCTCGTTGATGTCGTAGAACAGCATGTGCGCCTCACGTGGCGTAAGGAGCTGCATCCCAACCTTCTTGTTCTTCAGCTCGGGCGGTAGCTCAGCAGAGGCAGGAACGCGCATATCTTGAGGGTAGGATCCGGTCGGTACATCAGTGAGAGCGCGGGTCTCAAGGGCATCAAAGTCACTGTTACCTTTCTTCCGCACATTATCAATGCCACACAGGGCAAACTTCTCGCCCTCAAGGAAGCACTCTAGTTCAATCTCATCGAGGCACTGTTCCCAGTGTCCAGACATCATGTTCATTGTGCGCAGCACATCATAGTTAGTGCGTTCTTGCATGTCGGAGACATCATCCATGAATTCATGGTCGTAACGGCCAAGCAGGGCAACAACATACTGCCAACCAAAAGAGTCGGCATAGCCGTTGGCATGCGTAGTCTCGGCACGTAGGTAGCCACCGAGTGTTTTAAGCCACTTATTGACTTTAATGTGATCGCCATACAACCGGCGTTTGCGAGCGAGATCTTGTAGGAGCTCAGTGGCACCAAAGTTGGCAAGTGCAGTCACCACAGTGGCGAAGCAACCCCAGCCAAGGTAGGTGGCATCGACGAGGAGGTTAATGCAGGGCTTGAGGTCAGGCCTACCACGCAGCCATGAGAGCACAACCTTGCCGGTGACAACAGTACGCACATCCATTGAGCGGCTCATGCTAGGTATATCAGCCAGCATTTCCTTCCACGCGTTGTCATCGGTAGCGGTCCACCGCGCTGAAGTCAGTAATTTCCACAGCAAGGCGCGCCGCGTGCCTTCACACGTGGTCGTGGGCCCGAAGATTCCACCACCAGCAGTGTCAGCGAGCTGGATCCTCGAGCAGTTTGAATGGTGAACATTGCTACCCACGCCATTCTGCCCGGTCTTCGCGAACAGCCGTGCGAAACTGGTACCGGAATCACGCGCACGTGGTGCCTGGCCTAACAAGAGGCCACACACTACGCGCGCACGTTCGTACATATCATCACTCATCGTAGGGTGTAGCATCAAGTTCAGCAGGTGTGCAACATGCCAGGGGTTGCCACAGAGTTCCGCGAGTGCGTTGTCAGCACAGAGGTTGAGATTCCGTGTAGCAGCACGGCATAGTCGGAACGTGTTTTGGGCACGCTGCGGGTTGGCATTGGGGCCGACCTCGCCAGTCAAGTCGGTGCCACTAGGTGGCGCCGGGGGTGCGTCATTGTGCGTATTACCCGCACAGTGCCACACCCTCAACTGGAGAAGTCTAATTAAAAATCCGCCCGACTGGCGGCAGGCGCACCGTCGGTGCCACCTTTATTGTCACCACTGCCGGGACTTTGTTTCGTGAGTAGTGCGAGCATTGCAGCACGGTCAACCTCAGTCATGCCGGCCATCAAGGCGGCAATTTGTGCCAGCGTGTCACCAGAAGTGGTAGAACCGGTGTGCTCAGTCCGAGCATCACCAGTTGGTGCAGTGCCACCTGCGTTGCTATCTTTGAACTTCGTGTTGGCGTCTTTAAGTTGGCTGGGTAGGCCGGAAGGCAGCTTGGAACCCGGCGTATTGCCAAGCAAGGTTCTATCACCAGTCAGCTCAGACAGTGTGTCAGCGACGGTGGACATTTTTGCTTGGGTACCAGCATGCACTTGTTGGTCAAGCAGCACATCATTAGAAATTTGCTTCTCGTTCTCGAGTTCAACAACACCGCGTTCGGCCACAGCCTTCAGCCCTTGTATGGCAGCCCTGGATAAGGCGAAACATTTCATAGGTGCTATAGGGTGCTGCGCACCATAAGGAAAAGACTGCGTCACAGCGGGCCGAACAACAGCACCACTCGGTGGTCCTCCATACAGTGCAGGGTCGTTAACGTTCCACACATTCGGTGTGCGGGCAAAATTATACGGGGTGATGAACTCGTGGGTGATGTCAAGCAGGTCTATGTCAGCGTGCGTGTCAACCGTGTCAATGTCATCATCCGCACGGTAGTTGCGTATGGTGGAAGACGCACCAGTAAGGACAGCGGATATCTGCTGTTCATACGGTAAGACAAAGCGGTTTTCTTGGTGCTCGATCCGCCGGTCCCACGCATCAAGGAAAGCAGTGGGAAGCTCGACGCAGTAGCTGCCATTCTTGCCCCGGGGGGTCCAGCGTACGACTTCTTTCGCATCACCCGGCTGGTCCTGCATCCAGGTGATCAACGCCTCGTCATGCTCAGAGAGTGCGTACCCAGTGGCGGGTAGCTCTTTGCCGTCCACGTGGTAAAAACCAGTGGCCCAGCTAGCGCAGCGCATCCATTCTTTGACGTCGCGCTCACCTATACGCGTAGGCGCGTAAATGCCAAGCACGCGCGCATGGTATGTGCGCGGGATGAGCACGGGCCGCATGTAGGCGCAGTACCATCGTACCTCATAAGAGGTCGCAGGCCGTGCATCGCGCACACGCATCCTGCAGTCGTAGGCCACAGTGACGCGTTTGAGAAGCACGCCCAGTGCATCAGGAAACATGTTGTTTGCGACACCGTTTGCGAGCATTGCCGCAGCATCAGGCGGCACAGTCCTAGTCTTGATTGCGCCGTCGTAGAAAAGGGTTTCGAGTGCGGCGGGCAACATGCCCAACGCAGGGATGGAGCCATCAAGTGAGGCAGGCCCAATATTGGTGTGTGCGTAGGCAGCCTCCTTACACGCGCGCCTGTGTATAAGCGCACTAGCGAGCGTATCTTTGTCAGATAACCACTCAAGGAAGCTATTGCTGTGCACGTATGGCCGGGTCTCAGAATGGGTGAGTGGGGCACAAGTCAGTACCCACAGGCCACCAGGCTCACATATGTCACAGAGCCCGTGTTGCCCCCCGAGGTGCACAAGGTATTCATCGGGGCACAGCGGGGCTCTCGCACGGCCTAGGCTGTGCACATAGGCAGCACGGGCGGCACGGGTTCGGCCCTCGCCGTTCATGCAATACCACATCGTGGATGCACCATGTAGGAACAGCGCAACGCGCTGGTTACTAGTGTTGACCGGCAGTCCCGCTTCAACCTGGTTCGGGTTGCTAAAATAGACGGCGTGCCCAGGCGTGTGGGCGGTCTGCACGGCACGGTAAAAATCAGGAAAATTGGCCGTAATGTGGGCTGTGTGCCCAGCACGGTCAGCAGCGGGATCTAGGATACGTGGAGCGCGGCGGCCCAGCCAGCGGGCAGGGATGGCATCAGAATCAGGCGCATTCATGGTCGGTGCATACTCGGCACCGATCCAAGTCTGAACCATGACACGGACATTAGCAAGCGCATTCCAAGTGACAGCCTCACACTGGGGAAGGACGACAACCCAAGCGTGGTTAGCTTGAAGTATAGGCCAGCCAGCCATTGGCCTGCCGACGTACTCACGCACGCCGGCAGGTGCGTTAGGCCCGTTCCAACCGTCGGCCGGAACAAGGGTAGAGGCAACGATGCGGTATGTGTCACGTCCCGCAGCGATGGCATATGCCCAAGGCGCAAGCGCGTCCCAACTGATGGGAGAACGCGGGTGCACAGGATATGTGCCAGGGTCGATGAGCTGCGGTGCGAATTCGAAGAATCCATTCTGGTCAGCGTTGTGCTGGGCATCAGCAAGGTTGAGAGCCGCACCGTCGGCGAGCTGCGCGTGTGCGACCCCGATGGCGCAGGCCGACAGCATGCGTGCAAACTGTCGCGCGAAGTCGTTGTCGTACACACTCTCGCGCATCGCATCCAAGCGATCACACGGAATATTTTCGCGTTCATTGTCAAAGTATCCACCCAGCACAGAGCGTAAGCGGCCCGCGGCGACGCGGTCCAGGCCGGGTACGTCACGGGTGAGTTCAGCTATGCGCCGGTCGACGCGCTGCGCAACACCAGCATCCCCAGCCTCGTCGAAGTCAGCAAGAGCGCCGGCACCATGATTGGCACTGGGGTCCCAGCCGATGGCTGAGCCACCGGGGGTCTCATGCATGAATGCAGCGTCTAAGACAGGGAGATTGTCGATGAGCGCAACCAACCACCCGCCCATTTTATCAACAGACACGTGGTTGTAGAAGTGTAGGATGTAGGCGGCCTCTGAAATGGCTCGGGATATATCCTGAGGTCCTTGGACAGAGGGCCAGTTGTTGCGTAGCGCACCGGCACCTACAAGCAATACTTGCATGGGTCGGTCGAACTGCCGCATCATGTCGGAAGCTTGGCCACGGACAGGACCACCTGGGCGTCCCAAGGACGCAAGTAGTGCGCATCCGCGGCGCAGGCTGCCGGGACCAACCATTAGCACACAAGGTGGGTCATAAGTTGGCCGGTTGACCGCTTCGACCTGGCAAAAAGGCATCAACTGATTCTGGGTCTTCACAGAGAAGGGTTGCCCAAGCGAACCTTCGAGCTGCGACGCATAAAGGTAGCAGTCGTCAGCGCTCGTGGGACGCAGTGCACCAGTGAAGTTCGCCAAGGAGTGGTCGAGGGCAAAAGCCACGAGCCGAGCAGCCATGTTTTCAGCATGGCGACCGCTCTTGAAGGCAGTGACGCGGTCCTCGTGGGTAGCACCAAATGAGTTCGATGCGTAGATAGAATGCCTTACCTGGTAGGCGAGCATCTTGCGCTCAACCTTTGCAATGACCGAGAGAGCGTCATAGGCATCAACCTGGGTAAAACCAAGGTTGGGGGTCTTCGAGATAAAGGTGTACACCGGGTCCTTGGTGTGCATGTTGATCAACAGGCCGGTATCATCGGTGCGAAGGGCAGCAAGCATGCCGTTAGGGCGGCGCCAGGAGGTGATGGTTCCGCCAGTCGGGGCACGGGTTTCAAACAAGGGCTTCGGGTACACGTCAGGTGTACTAAAGAAGTCATTGCCCAGGAGAGGCAGCGTGTCTGCCACCAGAGCAGCGTTATCCGCGATCGCAGCACCCTTGAGAAGGGAGCGGAGGCGGATGGGTCCGGAGGATGTGTTAAGCGTTAGGAATGTCATCTTTAATATTGAAATAATTACTACATAGCCTGCACTGGTGATGCAAGCCCATGGACTATTTCTTCTATTTCAGGGTGGCGTATAGTCTCTGAACTGCTTCAACACAGCTGCGAATTTTACAACGCAAGAGCCACCTAAGTTTTCCTTCAGAAAAACTGCACCCACCGCACGGGTTTTTACACTATAAAGGGCCGGCTGCGCCAGTGATACGTGGAACGTCATTCGCTAGGGGTCACTACCCCCTAGCATGTCAGTTCCATCATACCGCTGGTTAGCACACTACTGAACTGTTCTGAAAAGAACAATCCACGTTCGTGCTGCCATTTGCATCCCCAATAGCGGACCTAGTATGAACGCAGTGGTCAGTTCCAGTCAAACTTACTCATGTCGTACCCCTCCTCGTAGGGCCCACTGCGTGCGGTTACAGTCCCATCGGACCAGCCCTTTGCATAGGGCTCAAAGATTTTCTAAAAATAAAAATGAGAGGAAAACAGTAGTTTCC